CAGCCGGTCCACCACGCCCGCGCCAAGGCCGATGCTGTCCACCAGTATCTCGACCGGGCGGTCGCGGTGGTCGGTGCTCTCCCACTCGTGCATCACCGCGCCCGTCAGCGCCATCAGGTCGAGGCCCCTCCATGTCTTCACCGGCGCCACGACCACGTTCGACTGGCGCTTGCAGAGCGCCGAGGAGTCCGCGCCGAAGCGCGCCACGTCCAGCCCCCAGAGCACCGGCGCGCCCGGGTTCTGCACCACGTCCCGGTCCACCGCCGACTGGGCGAGCTCAAGCCCGATCAGCGTGTCGTCATCCGCCACCGGGAACTCGCCCAGCACGCGCACCCGGTAGGCGTTGCTGCCCTCGCCGTAGCGGCTCGACATCTCGGCGACGTAATCCTCCGAGACCCGGGGCGAGTCGAGGCAGCTGACGTGCAGGTTCTCCCACTCGCCGGACAGCCGGTGGAAGGTGTCGTAGAAGTAACCCTGCGTCCGGGTGGGGTTGCCCAAGAGCAGCGTCGTGGCGTTGTGGCCGGACATCGAGCCGCCCGCCGACTCGAAGACCGCCTCGGATACGCCCGGGGCCTCGTCCACCACCAGCAGCACATACTCGGCGTGGATGCCCTGCAGGGCGTCCGGCTGCTCCGCGCGGCTAGTGCGCGCCGAGATGAAGGCCTCCTCCGGGCTCGCCTTCAGCTCGATGCGGTCGGACTTGATCTCGAGCAGCTCGGCCACCGCCGGCGGCAGTAGCTTGGCCCACCGGCGGCACTCGCCGAAGAGGGCGTCGAAGAGCTGCGATGCCGTGGGGGCCGTGACCACGACCTTGACCGGGACGCGGGTGAGCATGAACCAGAGCATGGCCCACGAGGCCACGGTGGACTTGCCGGTGCCGTGGCCGGAGCGGACGCTGATCTTGCGCTCACCGGCCGCCAGAAGCTCTAGGAGGCGACGCTGCCACGGGTCGGGGGTGACGCCTAGGACCTCCTCCACGAAGGCCACAGGGGCCGCGTGGTAGCGTTTGACGAAGGCGAAGTAGGGGTTTTCAGAATTTTTCATACGGTCCGTGTGGGGTTACGCAAGCGCCGCCCCCCCCGCCGGGGGCCCCCTGCCGGGGGGGGTCGCGGGCAAGGGGGAGTTATCCACAGGTTATCAACAGGTTATCCACAGGATATCCACAGAGTTACCCACAGAAAGGGGGGATTGTCCGCAGGGTGGTCATAATCGCCCCGATTTAACATAATGGGTGTTATACGCACTACGCGCCGCAACCCCTTGCGAATCAAGCACTTGCGCCGTGCGCGCACTTGCACATCGGCGCGCAGGTGCGCTCGACCGCGCGCGGATCGCCAGGCCGTGAGTTATCCACAGGTTATCCACAGGTTATCCACAGAGTTATCCACAGGCCGGTTCAATGAGTCACGCGCGCGGGACCGTCGGCGTCGATGCGTCATCTGTCAGCTTTTTGGGTTCCTGCACGCTCACGGTCCGCATCAGGTCGCGCACCGCAGCAAGATGCAGCGCCGTCGTGTCGGTGATACGCACGTCGCTCTGGATCTTGTTTCCCCACCGCTTCGGGTCCATCCGTTCGGCTAGCCATTGCCTCGCACCCATCGCAACCTTCGCGGCGTTCGGGTCAATCTGTTCCTGCTCCACTTGGTCGGCCAGCGCCTCAATGCGCTCCGCGTTCGCCAGGGCGCGCGCAGTCCGCACCAGCTCAAACTTCTCATGCCTCGCAGGGTCGGACTGAATCGTCTCCCACAAGAGCTGATAAGGGATCTCGCTGCCCTTGACGAACGAGGACAGGCTGTTGCCCTCGGCGAGATGAATCCAGAGCTGGTCCCAGAAGGCCGGCGATTCCATGACCGTCAGCGCCTTCTCCCGCCTCGCTCGCTTGATTGGTGTCCCTGCCATCAGTCGCTTATGTGAACAAAGGTGCTCACATCCTCCAGGTCCATGTCGTAGTTATCGACCGCCACCACATCGAAGTTGCTGTACCGTCTCCGCGTCGGCTCCGGTCGCTCTTGCCGCGTCGCTCGAGGAGCCGGACGGTTGCGTATCTCCTCGGCATAGATCCGGCGCCACAGCTTCTCAGCCGTCGTAAACCGATGCCCGCAGGTCAGGCACTCCCGCCTTCGCCGCGCCTCAGCCGGGAACTGATAGACCTTCACGACCTCGCTAGGCTTGGAGCACTTCGGGCATTTCATCTGTCGGGCAGCTCGGCCTTTGCCATCTTCAGCCAATCTTCCAAGGGCTGCACCACGAGGAACTCACGCTTGTCGCCCCGGCAGATGACCACCGGGATCTCGTAAGGCGCGCACGCTGCCTTCGCCTGGTCGACCCAATCGTAGACCGCGATGCTCTTGCGTCGCTTCACCTCGACCACGAACCGGCCAAGTCGAATGTCGCAGCCACCGTCTCGAGCCTGCCCGAGCTCACGCTTCACGACCCATCCGGTCGCCTGGCTAATCTTGTCGCACACCTCTCGCTCGGTCTCGGCGCCCCGCTGTCGTTGTCTGATGCCCATCACCACCTCGCAGTCAATCGGCCCAAGTCTACTGCATAACATAGGCCAGCAATCAAGGGACGCAGCCGGCGCCGCATCCGTTGGTCTCGCTTGCTCTGCCGGGTCTGTTCCCTGCGGCGCTCTAGGTTCGCCTGGTAATAGGCTCGATGGTACCGGGTGCGCTTGTCGGCCCACGGCTCCGGCTGCCTTGACTCATCGACGGCCTGGGCCACGATGACTCGCACCTGGTTGGCCTCGATGGTCTGCCGCGCCATCTCGCTGATCTGCTCGATTGTGCGACCTTTCTTCCGGTGCCCCTCTCGATGGTGCCGGTGAGGCAAGCCGCCCGTGTTCTCGGTCAAACAGACCGGGCAGAGCTTAACGACCTTTCTCATCGGCCACCTTCCAGAGCAGGTTGATGCTGGGCGGCTTCTCGCCTCTCGCGTTCTCGGCGAGCTCTGCCGCCTCTTCGAAGGTTGAAGTCACCCCGAGCCACCGCGGGATCACCCTCCCGTCGGCTCCCATGCGCCAGACGACATACTCGACCTTATCTCCAACCCGCTGCCCCCGGATACAGAACCGGCCATCCGTTGACGCCTTGTCCCAGAAGTCGTCGTCAATCCACTCGAGCGGCCCGGTGTGGTTGAGGTCGATTCGCTGCTGGCTCACGCCGGCCACCTTGGGTCGGTGCCGACCTCGCCCTTGGCGTCCTGGTAGTGGACGACCTTGGCGTTGAACATCGACTGCATGGCCTTGGCAATTTGGAACCCTTCCTGCCCCAGACCCTCGACCATCCGCCTTGCTAGTGGCGTGTCTGCACTATGTTGCTCTAATGCAACACTACGCAACGGACTTGTCTTGTACCTCATGCTTCCTCCGTGTCTGAACCAATGTCCGGGTCTGTCCGGATGTCCGGGTGCTAAGCACACCCGGACATATCCGAACAATTTGACCGTTCGGAAATGTCCGGATTGGACAAATCCGGACAAATCCGAACATCACTCATTTGCGAGCCTCGAACCGCCCACCGTGCCCGTCATAAAGGGCGACATGACCAGCTTTTCGACCGCCTCGTGGACAGAAGAGCGGGGTAGCCCGCACTCCTTGCCGATCTGGCGGAGCTCCTGCATGGTCCAGACAAGGGGCGTCTCGCTCCGCTTCTGGCGCTCCCGGAGGGCGAGTAGGAGGGTGCGCTGCGACTTGCCTTGGGGCGCCTGTGCCGTGATGGGCTTCTCCCCCTGCGCCACGCTCTGTCGCATGACGAGGCTGGTCAGCCGCTCGCCGTACCGGTCGGCCGCGCCCAGGTCGACGACCTCGGCCTCGTACGCAAGGTTCGGCAGCTCGCCGGTGTCCTTGAACCGCTGCCTCGTGACCTCGACGTGGGTGTTCGGCTGGGCGGCGCGCTTGACGATGAACTCGCTGTCCGGGTTCGCCATAAGGGCGCTGGCGCCTCGCGGGCGGTCGGCGTCGCCGTGCCCGGAGTGCGCGACGATCAGCACGCTCGCGTCGTACCGCTCGCGGATAAAGCGCGACACGGCCGACAAGTACGCCGCCACCTCTTGGTTGCTGTTCTCATCCATGCCGGCGCTGAACTTGGAGAGCGTGTCGATGACGACGAGCGTGGGCCGGATGCCGGCCTTGTCCATCGCCTCGACCAGCATCGCCATCTCCTCCTCTCGGTTGAGGTTGAGGGGGCGCTCGAGGGCGAGCACGGGCAGCGTGCGCAGGTCTTGGCCGCCGCCGAAGGTCTGCATCCACGCCTTGACGCGCCTGCCGAGTCCGCCGCCCTCGCCGGAGAGCAGCGCCACCGGGTTGCCGGCGGTGGCGATCCGCATGGCCCAATCCAAGGCTATGAAGCTCTTGAAGCTCGCGCGCGGCCCCGCCAGGACGGCCACGACCTTGGCCTCGATGACATGGTGCAGGAGCCACTCCGGCTCGCGGTTCTCCTCGACGATATCGGCGACATGGCGCAGCACGACAGAGAACCCTGTGGCGCTAGTAACGCCCGGCGATACTACCGCAGCATCCGGCTCACGCACTCGCTCCATGCCGCGCGCCTCTGGTACATCCTGCCACGCCCCCACCGGCGGCGACTCCTCAAGCTGCGCGGGCACGGCTGGCGTGCTGATGCGCACCTCTGGGCTGGTGCCCGCGAACTTGCGCACGGCGCTCGCCGCCATCGGCTCAATGCGGCTGCGCAGGTCGACGCCGTCGCCGTTCATGCTCGACCCGTTTGCGAGCAGATCCTCCAGCGCGGCCACGATATCGTCGTAATCAAGCCCGCGCGCGGCCCAGCGGCTTGAGAGCTTGAGCATCGCCTCGTAGCGACCCTCGCCGCGGTTGAAGGCCTCGAGCAGATCCTTGTTGGTGCGGGTGTCGCGCCCAGTCTTGGGGTCGGTGCCCTGCGCCTGGTGGTACAGCGGCTCAAGGTCTGACGCCTCGTCCACGCAGCGACCGTGGGTCTCTAGGAACTTGTAGCGGGCGCCGCGCACTTGGCCGAAGTAGAAGGACTGGGAGAGGGTGAACGACTCACGCGAGGCGATACCGCCCAGGGCGCGGTTGGCGCGCGCGACGAAGTAGGCCCGCTGCGCCGGCAGCGCGGCCTCGGAAAGCGGCAAGATGGCGCGCCAGCGCGGTGCGCCCTCGGTGTAGGACGCCGAGGTATAGATCACCGAGGTAAGCCCGGCGGCCTGCAGCCGCGCCTGTCCTTCCTCTGGGGTGACGGACTCGTTGTCGTAGTCCACCTCAATACCGTAGACGCGGACGACATTCCCGGCGTGGCGCAGGTAGCCCTTGTCGGACGGGTTGTCCCCGTACTCGCAAAGCGAGAGCAGCGGGCAGGCGGCCTTCGACATGTACGCCGGCGGGTTGGCGAGGGTTCGGACGAGCTCGACCCATGGTGCGTCGGCGTGTTCGGTCTTAGCTTTCGGCCACACATCCGGCCAAACGGTGTAGGTAATGACCGGACCGGAGTCGCCGGCGCGGGTGATTGACTGGGTGCTCATGGGTAGATATCCGGCCGCAGGGCCTTGCGTGATACACCGGTGGCGGCCTCTACCGCAAGTACCCGCAGCGCCGGGACGCTGCCGCGCGCGCACCACTTCTGGACGGCCTGTGGCCTGATCCGCAGGACTCTGGCGAGGGCCGACTGGCCCCCGGCTTTGTCCACGGCGTAGATGATGGCCGCGTGTTGCGGCGTGACTTTCCTGCTCATGTTGACATGGTACAACCTTCGGTATAGGCCACGGAAGGGGGTATGAAAATATTTTACACCGGGGGGTTGTAATCCGTTTTCTGCTGTGCGACTATCCTTTCCACGGGCGGCGATGTTGCCGACCGGAAGTGATAGAAGGAGACGCAACGTGAACGACAAAAAAATCATTTCTCTCGTCCAGTCCATGCCGACCACAATCGACATCTACGACAAGATCGTCGCGCCGCCCACGCTCGTTGGCGAAGACAGCGCGGGCCGCAAGCAGATTGTGTTGAGCGCGGAGGATAAAAATTCATTTTACTTTGCGGACTACTACGGAGAGTTTCGCGGCGGTTGCCCGTGGATTCACCCCGCCCTTGAGACATGGGCGAAGGATCATGGGTTCTATTGGGAATGGGTAAACCCCGGCGCGGTTGCCCTTGTAAAGGGGGCAGCATGACCCCCTTCGAG